GCATTTTTTACCACGTTTTTGATTTCCTCAAATTTGCTCCAGAATTTATTTTTGACTCCTGTGAGCTTGCCGCCTGTCAGCTTGTCGATCACATCAAATCCCGTGGACCATATTTCCTTCCATGTCTGCCAGCTCGCTGCCAAGATTCCGGTGATTCCGCCTCCGTATTTTTCGTAGGCATCCTGGATCCGGCCGAGCTTCTCTTCGCCCAGCTCCACGCAGAAATCATAGCCGGCGGTCAGTACCGTTTTTAAAATATCACTCCCTTCGAGTACCCCTTCCCGGAATTCGTCGCAGGTTGTCCAGAGTGTAAAAACAGCAATCACAATTGCCGTTATAATTGTGAGGACCGGATTCGCCGCGATGATGCCAAATAGACCCGATAAGCCTTTTGCTATGACCGGAATACCTCCGATTATTTTTGCCCCGCTACTCACCACTGTTCCAAGCACAATAAGCAACGGACCAATAGCAGCCACGATCAGGCCAATCTGTATAATCATCTGTTTTTCCGATTCCGACAACCCGTTAAACCATTCTGTAAATTGCGAAATCTTTTCCGCAATATTTTCGATAATCGGTGCGAGTTCCTCCATCAGTGTTGTTCCAAGGTCGATAGCATCGTTTTTCAGCTCATTCGTCGCCTTTTTAATCTTTGTGGAGTTTGTGTCCAGTTTTTCAAATGCCGTATTTGTCGCGCCTGCACTATTCTGCATCTGTTCCAAAACGCCATTAAAATTCTCAGCGCTGTCTCCCAGCAGGATCATACCTGCTTTTCCGGCCTCCGAACTGCTCCACATATCACCAAACGATTTGTTGTTTTCCGTCGCCGCATCGCTGATTATTTTCAGGACATCAGACAATGACATTCCGCTGTCCATCAATTCCTTAAATGTCTTTCCCGTCTTTTCTTTCAGGGTTTTCGATACGTTCGTTCCTGATTTTCCAAGCTCATTCAGCATACCGTTCATGTACGTTGTGCTTTCCGCTGTTGCAACACCATTTGCCGTCATGATAGCGTATCCTGCGCACAGCTCGTCCAGGCTTACTCCGTAGGCGTTTGCTGTCGGGATTACTTTTCCCATTGATGAGGCAAGATCCGCAACTGTTGTTTTGCCCAAATTCTGTGTCTGAATCAGCATATCAGAAACATTCGTTACTTCTGATGCTTTCAATCCATACGCATTCATGATGGTTGTAAGCACATCCAGCGCCGCTCCCGCATCCGCGAAGCCTGCTTTTGCCAATTTTGTTGAATTCGAAACGAAATTGACTGCATCGCCTGTTTTCTGTCCTGCTGAAATAGAATCATAGACATTCTGTGCAATTTCTTCCGATGAGATTCCTGTCTGATTGGAAAGATCCAAGATCGCCTTTTGCATTTCGTCCATTGGGACTTCCGTTGCGTCAGCAATCGTCGAAACTTTTGCCATCGAATCCTCAAAATCCATAGCCATTTTGGCAGATGCCGCTCCGGCCGCAAGAATCGGAGCGGTCACCTTTTTCGTCATTCCGCTTCCCGCGTCCTTGACCTTTTCCCCAGCTTTCTGGACTTTTTCTGTATATTCCTCAATTGATTCTTTTCCGAATTTCAGCTGCTCGTTTACTTCTTTCAGACGGCTCTTGTATTCATTTAGCGACGCTTCCGCCTCATTCAGCGCGGCTTTCTTTTCCTCGATCGCCTTTTTGTTGTCGCCCTCGGCATTTTCCAACAGTTTCAGTTCTTCTTTTACGAGACCGACTTTTTTCTGGTACGTCTCGCCCTGCTCCGTCAGATACTTCTGCTCATCTTTTAATTTTTTCGCAGATGAGGTGTTTTTGTCCCACTGGCTCTTCATCAGCTTGAATGAGGATTCATTCTTTTTTGCGGACGCATCCAGCGTGCTGATGGAGTCATCCAGTTTTTTCATGTTCTCTTCCAAAACCGCGGAGCCGCTCTTGATTTCCTGGTTTACTTCTTTCAGGCCTTTCTGGTACTGGGCAAGTGTTGTCTCTGCCTGGGAAAGCTGTTTTTTCTTCTGGGAGATCGCTTTCTCGTTTTTGTTCTCTGCTCCCTCCAGTTCAGAAAGCTCTCTTCTCAGGACCTCCACTTTTTCGTTGTATGTTTCGGTCTGTTTCTGCAGGTATTTCTGTCTGTCGGTCAGTTTCTCCATGGCCGTTGTGCTGTCATCCCAGGCGATTTTCGCACGTTTAAACTCTTCCCGGTTACCCTGTACGGCTTCCGAAATCTGTTTCAGGCTTTTCTGAAAATCTACCGTACCGTCCGTTTTGAACGATAAACCGACCCGCTTCATATCATCCGCCATACAGCTCACCTACTTTCTTTCTCTCCCAAAATTTTTCGTACATTTCGTTAAAAAAGATGGGATCACAATTAAAAAATTCTTCCTCGCTCATTCCCATCTCCGCGGCGCAGATCCGGTATTCTGCCCAGTCTACGTCAAGCCCTTCGCCATCTGCTGGCGTGCCCGTTTTTTTTTAGCATATTCGTCGCATCTGGCCGAAAAGCCCTCCAGCAGCACGCGGATCTGCTCATCATCCATCGGCACCAGCTGCAATGCCTCGTCAAACGTCACCGTTTTTCCGTTGCTCCGCAGGATGGCGTACACGGATGCGGCCGCAAGATCCATCTTTTCCGGATCTGTCAGTTTTTCCTGTTTCTTTTTTGCCAGTTTGTAAAATTTCGGCATCTTCTGCAGATAGTAGAGCGTGCCAAAATTAACATTGACGGGCAGCCGTGTGCCGTCCGTCAAATCTACAATATAATCTTTCATGTTTCTCCTTATCCGGCTACTGCCGTTGTCAGATCGTCATCTGTGAGGATCGGCTTCGAAAAGAATTTTTCTTCTGTCAGCCCCTCCGGGAATGCTTTTGTGCTGGAATCTACCGATACTTTGATTTGTCCTTTTCTGTTAAATGGGTACGCAACAATCGTCACTGTATCCGTCTGCGCAGAAAATGTTTCTTCGCTTGTTTCCGCATCATCTGTATTTGCAGTGAGCTTACATTTTGGGTACCAATCATACCGCTCAGAACCGTCTTTATTTTTCACTACCTTCCCATAGGCGAAAAATGGTCTTACACCACTTCCTCCAGACAAAATGAGACCGCTTTTGGTCACTTCATCTCCGCGTGCTTTGGCCAATGTATCCGCCGGGAACGCCACCACCTCCACATCGATATTGGTTGATGTCTGACGAATATCTGTATCGTAAATCTTTCCAGAAGAACGCGTATCCACTGACCCGGTATTTTCTTTTACTTTTACATTTTTAACAACTTCTGTTTTCTCAACGTTTTCCTCAAACGTTTCCGACCACTGTCCGTCTTCTGATGGTGTGCTAAAGCACCAATACTGCGCTCCTACAGTTTCTTTCAGTGGTGGTTTGCTCGTTTTGATTGACATATTTTTTCCTTTCTACCTGAATAATTTTTGTAGTATCAGGTTATAATATTTATTTGAATCTTTTTTGAACAGTCCGCGCAGGTGCGGCTGTGCATTCATTTTCCGTGTTCCTGCCTCTACCATCGGGCCGTAATATTTTCCCCATCCGACCTCTACTTCCCCGTTTTTTCCTTTTCTGGCCGAAACGGTGTCCAGCAGATGGGTGTATCCAGACTTTCGAATCTGTGATCTCGGTTTTGGCAGCGCCCGCACATCTCTGGCCAGCTGCTCCGCGCCATCCATCATGGCTGCTTCAATTCTGCTCTGTTCGAATTTCTCCCGATATTCCTGAATGATCTTCTGAAATTCGTTCATGCCGGCAGAATAGAAATCGTCCTCATTCATACTGTTACCTCAACGGAAAAATAAGAATGAAAGACCTTATCTTCCTGCACGTACTCGTGATAGATGGTAGGATGGAGCCCGACTTCTCTGAGTTTTTCTCTCAGTTCCATCAGTTTTTCATTCCGCGGCGTACGAGAATAGAAGCTAATCTGGTATGTTTCCACATTTTCGTACTCTTCTCCAGATGCCAGAATATCCTCCCAGATATAGTCCCAATAGACCACACGCGGGTATTTGTTTGTATTTTCCTGGCTTGCGATTCCCTCATTGACCGGGATCTGGAGCGAGTGGAGCAAATCGCTTAATTCCTGTTTTTTCATGCAATCACCTCAATCGTTCGATCTGGTCGCACCAGTGTGAGCTCCGTTTCCGGGAATCCGTCTTTGTTGATGATGTGTGCGGCGTTATAGACTCTGTGCTGTGTTCCCTCAATGATACACACACAGTCACTGTCAATTTTCTTGTACTGCGGAATCCGAATTTTCATCGTGATTTCCCGGCCGCTCTGGCTCAGTGCGTATCGGGTATGGTCATACACAGAAATCTCGTTGTACCAGATCGTCATATGCTGATTTTCCAAAATATCTTCCGGAAAATCTTTGGTTTCGTCTGTTTTGATTCTATAGAGTTCAAAGCAGCCGCTTGTGTACACCGGCAGGCTCATGACGGCACCTCGCTTTCCAACTGCCATGATAAGATAATTGCAGCGTAATTCTGCTCCCACTCGTACGTTTTGTGATTGTACGCATAGTACACGTAATTTTTCAGCAGACTTCGAAACGTATCATCTGTTTCCAGGCTTCTTCCCGGATTGAGTGTATCAAGACGGTGTTTTCCTTCTTTCAGGTACCGCAGCAGCGACTCATCCGGGAAATACGGCGGAATCTGAAATTCCTGCCGCACTTCCTCGATCATTTCTTCCAGCATTCCGCCTTACCTCCTTATTCCGCTGTTGACTCTGCTGCCTGCTCTGCCGCCTGCGTGGTTGTCTGCGGAACGGTTACCTGCTGGACCGGCAGCACGTACTCTTCCAGTTTCGTCACGTCAAATACTACGGCGCAGTCATCATCCACCGCGCGGCCGTTCGCATAGCATTTTCCGATGATAACATCTGCATCATCCATTGCTTTTGTCTGATCATAAGTGTTCAGCTCCACGCCAGATGCTCCCATCGTGTAGACACCTGCCATGGTAAAAATGCCTTTTCCTTTCGGTACGTTCGCATCCGGAATCTTTTCAAGGCTCATAAACGAGGTGTTTCTATATCCTCCTGTGAGACTTTCTCCATACAGCGCCGGGTCCACATATTCCGCCTCATCGCTCGGATTACACAGTAAATACAGCGTTCCGATTTCTCTCTTTCCGTCTTTGCTCAGTGTCTTTCTCACTGGAGCAAGTCCTTTCGGGCTGAATTTGGTTACCGTGTTCATTACCGTTTTCGCCTGCGCGGTTCCGTCCGTTTCGAAGCTCTCGATCTTATTCATGATTCCTACAGGACCCGTTTTTCCGTTTCCATTCAGATATCCTTTTACCAGGCCATCCTGCATTGCCTCCGCAAGAATTGCCGTAAAATATTTGTCCACAAACGGCAGCGCAAGATCCCGAATTGCTTTCGGAATCACAAGATATACTGTCAGTTTTTTCACTTCCAGGTCAAGAGTTCCAAAACTTGCGTTCAGCTCTCCCTTGATGGCATCTGTTAAGTCCCCCCATACTGCAGTCCCGGAATGTTCACCAACCAGCCATTTTTTCACATTCGCCGGGGCAAATTTTACCAGGTTCAGAATTTTACTTGCCTTTTTCACATCATCCAGTGTTCTGTCGATGATTTCATCCGGAATAATGTCGATCTGCTTCGCAGTGATCGCCTGTTTCACGTCTTTCATTCCCTCATAGAACTGCTTTTCCTTGTCTGACAGGCTGTGAATGTTCAGGCGTTTTCTGTATTCCTCATCGTGAGCCGCGCGGGCGTTCTGCTCCACCAGCTGATTGATGAGTTCTTTGTTTTTCTCTTCCACGATCATAGCTGCAGCCTGATAAATCGCCTCTACCTTATCGTCTGCATCTTCCATCATCTTCATTACTTTCTGTTTCAGCTCTGCCTCTGTGATTTTATCGATGTTCATTTTTTTCTCCTTTCTGAAAGAAAGCGTCAAATCCGCTTTTCTGTTTTTGCGCCGGCGCAACGGCCCGCATGAACTTTTTAACCTCCGCATCCAGGAATGTGCGATTGTTCAGCTGTTTGATCAGCTGTTCATTTTCTGCGAGAAGCTGTTCTGTCCGCGGCTCCTCCTTCTGCTCCACGCCGATTTTATCAATCAGTCCGCACTCCAAGGCTTTCTGCGGCGTGAGCACGGTCTCTGCATCCATCATGGCTCTCAGTTCTGCCTCATCGATGGTCGCACGGCGCATCATCAGCTGCACACAGGATTCCATACACACGTCCAGCTTGTCCGCCTCTTCCCGGAGCTGTTTTGCATTTCCTGTGACGCTGGCCCACATGTTGTGGATAATCGCGCTTGTGCCGTACCCCATGATTCGCTCATCGCACCCCTGCAGAATTGTAAACGCGATTGAATGGCATACGCCGTCCACGATTCCCACTTTGTGTGCCTTGCTCTCCTGCAGCAGGTTGTAGATGGCCGTTCCTTCCGAAACCGATCCGCCGTAGGAATTAATATGCAGTTCAATTTCTTCCCCATCCGGCACCGCTTCCAGGAGCTTCTGGAAATGTGCCGCGGATGTCTCCGACTCGTCATAGTCCCAGGTTTCCCAGTTCCACTCTCCATATTTCGAGATATCGTCATACAGAAAGATTTTGTGCACGTTGCCATCCACCTGCTGGCAGTAATGCATCTCTTTTCTTTTCATGGCTTTCTCCTTCCCTTGTTATTTGCTGTTTCACCCATCAGCTGGGAGATTTACTCTGTGTTTCCCGTGACCGCGCTTTCGTCCGCGGTATAGTTCTTTGTCACCATTCGGCTTCGGCTGAATTCTGTATTCAGTGCTTCCCAGCCGATGGATTCCCGCAGCTCATCCAGGTTGAAGCCGATGCTCCGCAGGGTACTCATGCCGGTTGCGCACTCGATCAGGTCGCGGTGCTTGAATCTTGACAGATCCACCCAAATTTTCTCGTCTTTTTCATAACTTTCTTTTCCGACAAGTTTTGCGTTGAATGAATCGTTCAGAATTTCGGCAATCGGTGAAACTGCGTAGGTGATGAACTCGTTTGTGCTGTCCGCTTTTTCTGTGATTTCTCCCAGGAATACCGCCATTGGGATGTTAAATGCCATTGCGGTGTCCTTAAAAATTTCTTTCGCAAACTTTACAACGTCCTCACTTGCCCCTCCGGCCTTAATTTCAATTTGGTTGATATCAATTCCGGCGCTCGTGATGATAGTTGACGGTTCATCACTCAGCAACGTCTCCTGCAGCTTCTCTTTGTATTGATCTTTTGTCAGCGTTTTCACGTTTCCATTCTCATCTTTTGTCGCAATGATGGAATTTGTCGCGTCAAAATGGAGCTTGAATTTCGGCGTATTAACATACGTCTGCATCGTGCAGACCGCGTTCGCCAGCTTATTGTACTTTTTCGCAATATTCCCAAGGTGTGCACTGAGCCGGTCATTTCGCAGCCGCAAGTGCAGCACCTGATCCGCCGTCAGGTACATATCCAGCGTCATCGTTCTTCCGTTGCAGCTGATCGTGATATCGCTGTAGATCTGCGGTAAGATTACACTGTCATTCAGTGTCCAGGAATCCGCAAGAAAGTATTGCTCCCCCACTCTGCAGATTAACGCTTCTTTTTTCGTCAGCAGTTTGTGGATCGCCGCACGCCAGAAATCCGTTCCGGTTTCATTGGCATTCGGTCGCACATTCAGCCGCCAATAGACGTCATCTTTTGCC